CGATAGGCGCTGGATAGACACACATAATCGGAGAGGGGAGAGAAAAGAGACTCCCAGCGCCCCGGACTTTTTACGACTCGCGGAAGTCCACTCCGCGTGGGATTTCCTATGCACCTGCAAGGGACCAAATCGGCCTGTGCCGTTAACAAATGTACCCCGCCCTTTTGCCTAATACCTATTGACGTAGAACTGGTGATTTGAACACCAAACCGCCCGGGGAGAAACCAATTGACAAAGCTGGGTTCGAACCAGTACCTCGGGAGTGCTTTCGTCCGCTTGTTGCCCGCTAGAAGGAAAACTTACATAGCCGTAGCCCCAGCTACCACCACCCGAAGGCAGCCAGATTCAGCAGTCTAACCCTCTCGGTGCTGCGAGTCTGAGCTAATTCCCTAAAAGCCGACGTACACGCCTACTTGCAAACGCCCTTCCATGACGCAGGGACCCGCTTTCCACGGGAGACCGAAACAGGACGCACCGCCTCAGGCCTGTGACAGGGAATGCACCCGCGAAGGACTCCGTTGCGCCTGAGTCCCCCCAAAGGTACATGCCTCACTCCCCAATCGAGATGTGGCAACAATTGCAGTCTCACACGACGGAGAACTACCTGGATTCGGCTACTCAGCCGGGCCCTTTGAACTGTGGCTTGGCGGCTATACACCCTTTCGAACTAGGGATACGAGGCCTACGCTTCATCAGGGAAAGCTCTCGCTGTTCCCCTCACTCGCCATTATCCAGTTGGGTCAACGACCTCATTGCCCCCCACTACACCCATAGTTACTCCCAAACACCGTAGAACTTGTCAACAAGGCCAGGTCGGCTCGAAAGCAATTCATCTTCCCATGGAGATTCCTCTGTGACCCAGGGTTTCAACTCCAAAGACAACCCTGAGAGGTACCGCTCCACTGCGAGCTGGGCATCGGGTTCCAATCCGAATGCCCTTGAAAAGCTTTCCCTGGCCAACGTTGTTGGCTCTACGAACTTAGCCTGTGCACGACGGTCAACATCCACGCCTAGGGCCTGATAATCTCTGTAGAAGTGCTCATCTACAGCTCTGTGATGTTCCGTCAAGTGCAGGAGCCGGGCGGCAAAAGCTTGTGACACAGGCACACCCACGTGGAGACTCAACTCACATTCCGCCACACCACGAAGGTATGGCCCGACAAAAGCGAGTTGTTGCAAGTGAGCATGATTGGAGGTCATTTGGCTTATGACCTTGACCCAATCCCTCACCATGCGCCACCTCCCCGGTGACAGCTCCACTGGCGCACACTGGCCAAATCTCACATGCTCCATCAGCCGCACGGGACGCTCAAGGACCATCTCATGTCCCGAAAACGAGAGGGCAAGCGGGGCGAAACACCGCACTACCCGAGCTGAGTCACCACCGCGCAGAAAGACTAACGCGTTGTCGCCGTCGACCAGAACGTCGAACTTAACTTGAAGGTGCTTACACACCGCGACAACCACCGCAAGCATGATTAAGGTGTTTCCCATGCCTGTGTTAAAGTCTCCACTTGCGCGTCCCCCAGCCCGGGAGAATCGCACACCGCCTGCTGTAACCCCCTCGTTAACCAACTGCCGACGCAACAACACATGAAGCTCGGGGTCCCCGCGGTGTGCTGCCAAGTACACCGCGTGTTCCTGCTGCAGTTGCCAAGTGTCCACGTGTGCTTCAAAAGCACTACCGTCCACCTCAAACACGACGCAATCATCCAGGGACTTCATCTTTTTCGCAATCAGTCCCGCCCGCGCCGTCATGCCCAGACCTTTGGCCACAACCCTGGTACGCGAACCGTTGAAAAGCCTCCGTGCAGTGAGATAACCCCACAACCAGTGTTCAAAAGGCTTCAGAAAAGAAGCGAGGGCCAAATTGTACCTAGGACTTCTCGGAAATATCATCCTAGGTTTCCCATACTTTTTGTACCCAAACTTCTCCGCTTTTAGAAAGGCGCTTAGCATCGCATCCCGGCCTGTAACGGGACCGTCGACTCGCAACGACCTTTCTGCATCAACGTATCTACGACGCAAAGCCCCACTGTAAGATTGCGCCGTTTCCAGGTGGCTCCATCTTGAACCGCTCCATCTCTTCGCTAGTGCCCGTAGATTTCTAAATACGCTCAGCACCGGGACGCGAGAGTTCTCGTCGGCTGTGGGAGTGGGAGCCAGAGACCGCTTGAGTAGGGCAGCGACCTCATTGTGGTTACAGTTTGCGTGCACCGAAGGGGCCCAACACCCTTCGACGTTTAACACGGTACACGCAGTGTACATCCGCCTCCTTCGCTTCGGATCACAGCCAAGTTCCTGCTTGTACTCCAGGATGGCGTTTTTACGCAGGGGCAAATCGGGTACCCCTTTGCAAACACCATAGAAGCAAACCTGGCCGTCCTAGGCGTCGGAAGCCCACCAACCATGTGCCTCGGGCAGGGAGCCATCAGTGCTGGCACCTCCAAGGATTTCTTGACCCACGATCTCCTGTGCACTCGGGAGATAGGCCAACGCTACCGTGGGACCGATCATGTCGGCCGTCACCTCGGCAGTAAACCCCTGTCTTTTCGCCCACTCTATGGCGCGGGTCCTCAACGCTGAGACAAGCGTAGGACCGCGGCGCCTAAAAGTGGCGTAGGTAGCCAAACGGGCCAGGAGTTCCGGGAACAAACGGAAACAGGTGCCTCCGTGCACCGCGTTTACGTACGCATGTTCTACGGTCCTCTTCTCCTGACCCTCACCAATGGTTTGTTTGAGAGTTCCCCCACCCAGGAACTTCGTCACGCCGCCGCGAGCAGCTACAAGAGCAGCCGCAGAAGGGTGAGCGAACTCAGCGGAGAGGTCTGGTGTCCACCGTCCACTGAGAAGCCCGCCTAACCACAGCCGCGCCTTGTCCGGGTTCAATGACAAAACCCAGCGCGCGCGTTGCCGCAACCTGGCACCAGCCGGTGCCTCGGACACTTTCCTAATGCCCGGATCCACTTTTACTCGAGCGGCTTTCTCAAGGCTCGCACGAGCGGAACCCACTGGAGGGGCCCAATGTACTCGCTGGAGTGGATTAGGACCAGCGAGATCAGCATCAACCTTGCGGGCGCGAAGGGGGAAATAACCCTCGCGTATGTGTGTAGGCTTCCAATGACTTTCAACAAAGTCAATGGGACCTGTGCGCAAATGGGATTCCTCGCTCGGAAGGACTCCCAAAGCGCGCCTCACTACATAATCTTTCATGATCTGTTTGCCGATCATGAAATTCCCCACAGGTTTCCCTTGCCAAGAGCGACACTGTCTCGGTGGGCGGTCAGGTGCACGACCAACCTCACCACACGGCTCGGGAGAGCCAGGCAATGAACCCAACCAATTAGTCAGTTGTTCCATAGCCGAAGCCTCCAGCCCCGAACGAGCCGCAGCAGTGCCAAACAACGCCCAAAACGACGGCGTTGCAGGTGTCACTCCCCTGTTTGTTGCCAACCCTGCCTTCGGTGGCAACCGGACTCTGACCGAACCAGTATCCAACGGACTGGTGAACAAACTCCCGTTATCTGGTGGCGGAGACCCACACTGAAGCCGTGCTTCCATAGTCATGCAGCGCTGCAAGTTTAAACCCTAGCTGCGCACATAGAGGGGCGGACGGTGGTTATATGACACCACCCCGAAAACACAACAACACCTCCCCTACGGTTAGGCCCGCAGCCCCGGTCGCTCCGTTTATCGCACGAAGACCCGTAAGCCAACACGCAGACTCAAACTGCTCATACCGGGAAGGTTTCCTCAGCTACTTTCCCAAGGTAGCCTGTGGCCGAAGCCACCCGGGTTTACA